GTGGGGGGACTTTGGAAAATCTCCTATGTGGAACTGAAGTTCCCCCGTCTGGTTCTCGAGTTGACGGGGGTGTATAATGGACCGACGGCTAGCTCTCCATGAGAAGCTGGTAGAGATCCTCGGGTCGGATAAGGTCTATTATCAGCCACTCCCGTCGCTTAAGCTCTCGTATCCGTGCATCGTATACGAGCGGCATCCGGGTGATCCGATGTACGCGGACAACCTCAAGTATATCAAAGCAAACCGGTTCCAGGTTACTCTGATCGCCCGGCATCCCGAGGACCCGACACGAACGAAGATCGAGGACCTTTTGTTCAGCCGCCATGAGTCTCGACTCGTAGCGGACAACCTCTATCACGACATCTTCGACGTCTACTATTAGGAGTTAACATGGCTGCACTTGTCTGGGACAAGACTGGTGAGCGCCGTATTGAGACTGGTGTCGACCACTGCGCACTGTATGTGTATGACCCGGCCCAGAAGACCTACGGCAAGGGCGTTGCTTGGAATGGTATCACCGCCATCTCCGAGAAGCCCGAGGGCGCTGAGGCTACTGACCTCTACGCCGACAACATTCTGTACCTTTCGATGCTCTCGGCTGAGAAGCTGAAGGCCACAATTGAGGCCTACACCTACCCCGATGAGTTCGAGCAGTGCGACGGTTCCGCCACGCTGACGAAGGGTGTCAAGATCGGTCAGCAGGACCGACTTGCCTTCGGGCTCGTCTACCGCACCAAGATTGGTGACGACGTGGCTGGACAGGACAAGGGCTACAAGCTCCACGTCCTTTACGGCTGCAAGGCCTCTCCTTCCGAGAAGGGCTACAAGACCGTCAACGACTCTCCCGAGGCGATTTCCTTCTCCTGGGAGCTGTCCACCACGCCGGTCAACGTGTCTGGTGCCAAGCCCACCTCGCTGCTGACCATCTCGTCTCTCGACGTCGACGCCACCAAGCTGAAGGCCCTCGAGGCCAAGCTGTTCGGCTCCGACGCTGGTCAGGGTGGAGCTCAGGCTACCGAGCCCAAGCTCCTGCTGCCTGACGAGATCAAGGCGCACTTCGCAGGCTGATATACCACACCGGGGGCTCAGAGACCTAGACTCCTGGGCCCTCGGTGCCTGCAATGCTTATAGTTT